CCTCCCCAGTGAACACATCCCACGTCGCCGACCAGAAATCACCATCATCACCACACCTCGCTTTACCATACCAACATGAACATTTCAACGGATTTTCAATATCCTTGTATTGAACAATATCGCTACTCCCCGGGTTACAATCAGCTTTAAAATAACCACCCTTGGGTACGAAAAATGTATGATCTTCGCCATCCTTCACCTGATTTTGGAACCCCTGACCATTTGAATACACATCCCCATCCTTATCGCGAGCAGTCATAGTCATGAAGTTACCACCGGTGTGCTTTACATGAAACCTTTTACATGTGTCTGCGGGATCGCAGAATTTTTCTCTACCTCCAAGTTGTTCGGCGATATTTTGAACAAAACCTTCCTTCATACCCGTTGGATCAACAAGAGTTATTGCGATAGCCGCCGCTGTACCATGTTCTTCTTCTCGTTGGTTGTATGTATCTTCCACATTTTGTATAGTCATGGTTGCACCCATCTCTGGGTCCGTGAACCATGTCTTAACCAGTCTGACATTCTCTTGACCAAATATAAATTCAAAAACTTCTTGTGTTTTATCGAGTTCACATTCATTGTATGATGTTCCATCCCTCCACGTTCTACGTTTAAAATCTATTCCGTAACGCTTACAATAGTCTCGTGTATAATTACACACTCCAGTTTTTAAATCGAAACTGACACCATACTTCGTTGGATCAATTGGTTCTTTATATTTAGCGGATGTTCTTGGTTTTTCACAAAACGTCACCAGTGGTCCAAATGGATATGCGAGAACGACCTTCTGGGGCAAGCTTTTAGTTACTATATTTGGTTCGTTTTCAGTCCCCGGATTTGACATGTTTGGTGTGAGATATGTATCAGTATAGGCAGCCGCCATCGCTGGAGACCAATCCGCACTTGGTCTATTTGGTGGGAAGAATGGGTCATGGTACTTGAACCAATCAGCTTTTTGATCTGCATTCCACTTATTTGCTGCTGCTTTAGATATACTGATTCCGATCGTTTCCTTGGACGACATACTTTGGACGAGTACAATTTCATTTCGTCTATTAGCTGGTATGGCTGCCTGTAAAAGTTCAAAATATTTCAGATCGAGTGCGCGGTGGTGTTTCTCTCTCGCCTTGTCAAAAAATTCTTCGGCAATTTTGTCAGCCTTTTGTTCCTCTTCCAATGATGGTGGTGGTGGTTCTACATCATCGATTTCCGCTTCCAAACCACTGAATATCATATCCACCAGATATTCGGTACCACCATCCACCTCGAGTAAAATGTCCATATGTTCCATGAAGATATGTGACATATATTGAACCGTTACTCCTTCAGATTCTTCCTGAAATAACAGTGAAAATGGGAACAACACTGGGAAATCACCACCATCTAATTTGATAGCTTTGTTGTATGCGTAGATGAGTTGATCACGAGAATTCATGTTGATTTTATTATCTATAAAACTGTTGTAATTATAGACATCCGCTGTGTCTTGTATGATGACAAATGCATCAAAGATTAATAAAGCCCAACCGACGGGACCGGAACTCAATTTTACGAGTATCTTCATCATGATCTGTGCCATTCGCCGAGCAAATTGAACTACCATCCTCGCCGCCACCTTACCGATTACTTTAGACATAGTTTTTGAGAAACCTTTTAGAGCGGCTTGTTGAGCGGTTTTTTGAGCGGCTTTCGTAACTGCCTTTTCAGCGGCTTCTCGTGCAGCTTGTTGTGCGGCTTTACTCGCACCCTGTTTCGCGGCTTTTTCGGCGGCTTCTTGTCCGGCTTCTCGAGCGGCAGCTTTGGTGGCGGGATCGGTCCCGGCGGCGATAGCCAATTTTGCGTCTAATTTAGCTTGGTAAGCCAAAAATCTGGGAGACTTTGTCAATTTGGGTAAGATAGATTGTAGAATTATTTCCGGAAGTACCGCATAAAATACCGTCAACATCAATTTTCTTATTTGTTCGTCGCGTTCTTTACGGTTTAGTTCACTTGCGTTACTCTTGAGTTCGCAACAACCGTTTTTCAAATCGTAAAAATTTGCGTCACACCTACCATTTTCTGGATACACGAGGCATGTCAAGTTGGACGAACCGAAAAGCTCCTGCTCTAGATCTTCTCTATCTATACCCAACTTTTCACCAGCGATGTACATATCTTCTTTGTGTCTGTCCAACTCAATTTGTTGTTCTTGAAGTTCTGCCTGCTGGTTTTTTTCAGTTTTCCTCTTCTGTACATTTCTTTTCCTCCTTCTCAGATAGATGAGTAGAAATACTGAGATGATAGTCAGAAGAAATAATAAGGACACTGCAAGTAACCCGAGTGATTGGGTATTTGTTGTTCCTGGTGGTGCGTACTTCAGACCTCTCCTGAACATCTTATAGTAATTAAAGAAAAAATAAATTACATAACTATGTGGTGTTGGTGGTGTTGTCACGGTTTCGATACAACACCTTTAAGTATGCCATACAAATACGACGATAGGCGTGCCATATTTAAAACAGAAGGACATTTCTGTTCATGGAGTTGTATGAAATCATATGCGATCGATACATATGGGCTTACTATAGGCGGGAGGATTTGTGGTAACATCGTCATGTTACGGAAGAAAATGTACAATCAAGTAGGACCGGTTAAACTCGCACCAAAAAGGCGGTCTCTAAAGGAATTTGGTGGAACTATGACGATAGAGGAGTTTCGAGAAAATCAAACATTGGACACAGAGGTTCCAAAAGAGGTGGAAACTGTACCACATGTAAAAAATACTATACCCTTTGTTTCAACCACGAAGCGTATGGATGAAATAAAAAATGCGTCTAATAACAACAGTGCGCTAAAGCTAAAGAGAACTAAGCCATTAAAACGAAACCACAACAACTTGGAATCCGCACTGGGTTTAATAATTACACCCAAATCCTAAATTTCTCTTTTGTTTTGCTGTCGGCAATGATATTGGTAGGCATTCAGTTTTTTTACTATGCACCCACTGACAACCGTCATGGGCTTTCCACCTAATATCAAATTTTTCCATGGCTTTCCTACACATGACACATGGAAGTGATATAGCATCACCGTATATATTCTGTCTTGAAACGACCAACTCTCCATATTTCCTGTGTAACCAGTCTGTAAATTGGTGGGGTTTATATCCCTTTTTCATACACTCTCTATAGAGGTATCTGATAAGTTGTCTTTCAGAACACATATGATTGTTACTGACAATTTCTGGTCCTTTGGACATATAACTCGTCACTGTACAATATTTCATGGGTGGCAATTCAAACAAATATTTCCTTCGTGCACAAAGTCACACTTTGTACACTCACTTAGGAGTTTAATTTTCTTTTTCGGTGTGAGTCCCTTTGCGAAGCGTTCGAGTTCTTTCACAGTATAGATTCCGTATCGAATCATAACTTCCAGTGAAGGAAATCGCATATAGTATGACTATGTGTCTTATCCTTAAGCGATACATGGGAGACACTTGAGTGCAGCCTTTTTCACTTTGATTATGGAGGCAAAGCTATCAATAATTGGGGGAACCATACTTTTCAGAATAATTTCAAAGTCACTGTCTTCCTCACCAGAATCAATTTGTTCAATGAGATGATTCAAAATGGCGATGACGAGTTTTTTCTTTTTCGGTCCAGTGAGTCTCTTGAACTTTGCGACTTCGAACACGAGGCGGGCGATGATTGGTGGGATATCTTCTTTGGTGATACCATCATCGATATATTCAATCCGAAGTTCTTCGACTGTTTTGATAATTGTTTTGGCTGTAATTTGTCCAGCAAATTTTTGTAAAATTGAATCCATTTATATTCTAAATATATAATAAATGGACGATATTATCTCAGGTGTCGCGTTCGGTCTTGGATTTATCGAAATGTATGGACAGGTGTGTAACGTTGAAAAAATAGATGTAAATCTAAAAAGAACTGTTATATTGGGGATCCTGACAAGTTCCCTATGGTTTGTGTATCAGTATAGAAAGCATGGTCTCAATGTAACGACACTTTACACGACGACTGGTTTGATCGTTCAACTATATGTCCTGAATGCAATTTTGGTAAAGGAAGACAAGAAACTTAAAGATTGAGATCGGATAGTAAGTAGAAATGAGCTCTCTCATTCGTGCGTCCATCAAGCCATCATACTATAAGCGATATGAAACCAAGGCTTCTGCTGAGCGTAAGACATCCCGGGTTCCCAAGCTGACACCCATTGATCGCCCTAAGGACTTTCTATCCGTTGCTGAGCGCGTAAATGGACGCGCTGCTATGATCGGATTCACATCTGCCGTCGTTGATGAGGTTATGACTGGTAGTTCTATCAGCACCCAGTTTCATGATAATATTGGTCTCTCTGTCGCTGTTGCCAGTTTGGCGTTCCTCGGAACAGCGGCGAATCCTAAGGATGAGGGCTACGTTCAGGGCTTTTGGAAGCCTGAGACAGAGCTCGTAAATGGACGACTTGCGATGGTTGGTATCGCATCGCTTCTCCTAACAGAGTCGCTCCACCCCCATGTTCCCCTATTCTAGAGTTGGGGTTGATCGCCATGTAACTTAAAAATTCAATCATCTTCACTTTTTCTTCTAATGAAAATGTCCCTGTCCTACGCATCACGTAGGACAAGAACATGAGAAGCACATAGACATTGACCACGATTGGCTTCATACTTCTACTCCTTTAAAAATTTTATGAGATCCTCCCTCGTTTTTTTCTGTGACCACCCCAAAGCCTTCAATTTGTTGGCGCAGATGTAGTATCTCTTATCATTAAATGGGCGATCATCGATGTAGGTTATCCACCTGTCATAGTCCGTCGTTCCCAAAATGAGTTCTATGAGTAGTTGGGTGACCTCCATCACACTGAGTTCGTCATCCGAAGCGATGTTGTAAATTTCACCCGGGACACCCTTCTTCCAAACGATATCGACAGCATCTACCACATCTTCAACATGCATGAATGCTCTCTTAACGATAGCCGATTTAGAGCCATGAATGGTACATTTCTCCCCTCTCTTTAGGAGTGTCTTGAACTTTGGTATGAGTTTCTCTGGGTACTGTTTGGGTCCATACACATTGTTGCAGCGGATGATCTTAATGTTCATTCCAAAGGATTCAATGTAGGAGCGAACGATCATCTCTGCGGCAGCCTTGGACGCTGAATATGGATTCGTTGGTCTGAGGACACCTTCATTCTCCGTGAAGGGTACGTCTGTTTTGGATTCACCATATACTTCATCTGTACTGAAGTGGATGAACTCAACCTTGGGAAGAAATTGACGACACGCCTCTATGAGTACGTGGGTCGCATGGGTATTATCCATCGTGAAGGAAAGGGCATTTTCAAATGAATTATCGACATGACTCTGGGCCGCAAAGTGGAATACGGCGTCAAAAGAATATATCCCGATTAAATGTTTAATGAGAGTCGCGTCACCGACGTTGCCCTTGACAAATGTGGCAACCCCGGGTTCAACGTTCTGGATATTTGAACAGTAATCAAGTTTATCGATATTTACAAATTGTACATTTGGATGTTTTTTCTTCATGATGTTTAGGAAATTAGAGGCGATAAAGCCACAACCACCAGTGACAAGTACGTTACTGTACATTTACTTTAGTGGCTGCAAATGTTTTAAGCAAATTACACACACGATCGACATCGTCCAAGTCCATACCATGGTGGGCACCTAGGAGGAATCCATCCTTCATGATACGATCGGCATTTTCAAACTCCCCCAGATATTCCCTAAAGGCTGGGTGTCTGGTGATGTTCCCTGCAAATGTGACCCGTGTCTGTACATCATTCTCTTCGAGAAACTTCAAGAGTTCGAGGCGATCTGGACATTGGAGGGGGATGGCGAGCCAATTGGGTATCTGGGAATCATCTGGGAGTGTGTAGTACGGTGTATCCTTGAGGTTCTCAAGGTATCTCCCAATATTTTGACGTCTCTTTTGGAGGAACCCCTCCAATTTGTCGAGTTGTACGAGCCCAAAAGCTGCGTTCATTTCGCAAGCCTTGAGGTGGTACCCGGCAACACCGTAGAGGAACTTCCAATCGTAGGGGATACCATCCACTGAATGATTAAAGCGCTCACTGGGTTCTTCGATATTGTCCCCAATCCGTCCCCAATCCCTGAACATTAGGGCTCTCTTGAGGTGTTCCTCATCATTGAACATCACCATACCACCGACACCACCCGCGGTGATCACATGACTCGCGTAGAAGCTTGTGGTACTGATATCTGTGCATGGGGTATGGGTGATGGTATCCGCAGAATCCTCAAAGAGGATCAGATCTGGGAATGCCTCCCTGATCGCTGACCAATCAGGCATGTTTCCGATGAGGTTGGGGAGAATGAGACATTTGGTCTCAGGGGTGACAACCTTCTTGAGGTGTTCGACGGTTGGGACATAGGAATTCAGACCTACATCACAGAACACGGGCTTGAGACCTAATTGCATGAGGGGGGCGACGGTCGTAGAGAAACCACACGCGGGTGTGACCACCTCTGAGCCTTTTGGGAGATTGAGACCACATAGACCGAGGAG